CGATTATATTTTATTTTTCGAAATCTATTTCTGATTTCTAAATTTTAGAAGAAAAGCATTTATTTTGTTATGATTTATTAAAATCGGCAAATGTCAAGTAAGATTTTCTCATTTAATCATAACAAAATAACTTTTACAACCACACAATTAAAAAAATAAAAAAATAAATTTGGCAAAATAATCTCATGTCGGACAAGGGAGACAAGGGAAATAAGGGAGACGATAAAGCAGACAAGAACAAGTGTACTACAACAATTCGTGGGTCAGCAATTGCAATTGACAAATACAACTACAATTACAATGACAGTAATGACAACGTTGAATATCATAAAATGAGTGTTTTAATAAAACATTTAGAAAATAATTGGACAATCAAAAAAAATGTAAATTATCATGATAAAACTCTTGATAAAAATAAAAAAGAAAAGGAATACATTTTGAAGAAAAATACAGGACGACATGTGAAAATAAAACTAATAAGGTTGGAAGAGCATCTAAAAGAAGATGAAGGAGAATTATCAAACGAAAAATGTGAAAATAAACATAAAACAAATATTAAATTTTCCGATGGTTGTTTAAGGAATTTTATATATAATGCTTTAGAAAATGAGTGGAAATTGAAAAAGATAGGCAATAAATATTTCTGTTCAAAAAGACACAAGGGCGACAAGCACGTTTATCAAGCAGGTTATTTGAAAGATTTTTTATTAGATAATTTTACATTATAATGATTTTTAACGATTTATTACTTTTTTCAACACTTTTTCTGAGGATATTATTTTTTTTGTTTAGGTATTTTTGAATGCAAGGGTTTCCGATAAGTATTTGAGTATTTTCAATATATCGAATTTAATTAAATAAATTAATTTAATTAAATCATAAACGTAAAATTTTTTTCTTTAGCAATATTATAACAACATAAAATGGCAGGAGGATTAATGCAACTTGTAGCCTATGGCGCCCAGGATGTTTATCTGACGGGAAACCCTCAGATTACTTTCTGGAAAGTATCTTACAAACGTCACACCAACTTTGCAATGGAGTCTATTGAACAGACTTTCAACGGTCAGGCTGATTTCGGTCGTCGCGTGACTTGCACTATTAGCCGCAACGGCGATCTTGCATACCGCACTTACCTTCAGGTCACTCTTCCTGAAATTAACCAGAGTATGAGGAACACTACTTCCACCGGCGTTAACGGTGTTTATGCCCGTTGGCTCGATTTTCCCGGTGAACAGCTCATTTCTCAGGTTGAAGTTGAAATCGGTGGTCAGCGCATTGACCGCCAGTACGGTGACTGGATGCACATCTGGAATAACCTCACTTTACCCGTTGACCAGACACCTGGTTACTACGGAATGGTTGGAAACACCACCGAACTAACATTTATTACCGACCCTTCATTCAATGATGTTGACGGTCCTTGCCAGAGCAACGCTCCTCGTCAAGTTTGCGCTCCCCGCAATGCCCTCCCTGAAACCACTCTCTATGTGCCATTTCAGTTCTGGTACTGCCGCAATCCCGGTCTTGCCCTTCCCCTTATCGCTCTTCAATACCACGAAGTCAAGATTAACCTCGATATTCGCCCCATTGACGAGTGTCTGTGGGCTGTTGGCTCTTTGAACACCACCAATTGCGATGTTAATGGTGGTCGTGTTACTGCCGCTTATAACCAGTCCCTCGTTGCCGCATCCTTGTACGTCGACTACGTGTTTTTGGACACTGATGAGCGCAGGCGCATGGCTCAGAACCCCCACGAGTACCTCATTGAACAGCTGCAGTTCACCGGTGATGAGTCCGTTGGTTCCTCTTCCAACAAGATTAAACTCAACTTTAATCACCCCGTGAAAGAACTCATTTGGGTCGTTCAGCCAGATCAGAACGTTGACTACTGTTCATCCCTCGACTGCAATCAGCTTCTCTACCGTCTTCTCGGCGCTCAGCCCTTCAACTACACTGACGCAGTTGATGCCCTTCCCAATGCCATTCACGCATTCGGAGGTCCTGATGCCGTTGAACAATACATTGATGCTTCCGGTCTCTTCTACGATGCCGGTGCTGTTGATGAAACTGTGCCTCCTCTTGCTGACCAGTGGTGGGACGCTCCTCATGGCGGTATTTACAACGAAGCCAACTTTGGTCAACAAATCCCCCCCTACAGCAACATTCCCGGCCGCCCGAACCACGTTTACGGCAACTCCGGTGTGTCGGATGCCGGTACCTTTGTTATGTCTGAGACCTCTCTTCCCCTGCATTGCTGGGGTCAGAACCCCGTCGTGACTGCCAAACTCCAGCTCAACGGTCAGGATCGCTTCTCTGAGCGTGAAGGAACTTACTTTGACCTCGTTCAGCCCTACCAGCACCACACCCGCACTCCCGACACCGGTATCAACGTGTATTCATTTGCGTTGAGACCCGAAGAGCACCAGCCCTCCGGCAGTTGTAACTTCTCCCGCATTGACAATGCAACTCTTCAGCTTGTTCTTTCCAACGCCACCGTTGAGGGAACCAAAACTGCCAAAGTTCGTGTCTATGCCACCAACTACAACGTTCTCCGTGTAATGAGTGGTATGGGTGGTCTTGCTTACAGCAATTAAACACTGTTTGTGCGTGTTACAATCATTACAATTTTGATTTTATTTTAATTATTTTAATATAATTATGCATTGCATTCAATTATATTAAAAAACAAAATATGTAATTCACGCTATAAGTATTTGATAAACACAATGCATCTTCAAAAATAAAAAGGAAATACAAACACACAAAAATACTCCATCTATTAGACGAATTGACATCTATATTGTTTGTTTTTTATTTATATCCAATGAATCAATTCAAAATCTAGAATGGATGACTCAAACGCACTTCATAGTCTTCAAAAATGGTCCTGGTCATTCTGTCGATTTCTGGACCAGTGGAAAAGTCTTGCTCAAAATTCGAACGAGACATTGTCAGCGACAACTCTTTTTGAATGCTTTCATCCATATTTTCCATGAACCAGTCTCTGAACTCGTAATACGCTTTCCAGTATTTAATGTAGCCTCCCATAATAAACAGCTTGAGTACATTTTTTACATAGGTTTCATCAATAGGTGTTGCATTTTCTTCATCAGCGGGATTTAAAAGTTCTTCATAGTTTAATTCTTTGTCAAACTGACCTAGAAATCGGGCAATCAATCTCGTGTCACTGTAACCCTTACAGTGTCCACCAAATCCAAAATGATATTCAAATTCTGAACGATGTACTTGTTTTATTGGGCGCTCTAGCGCCACAAGAATAGGCTTTCCAAAAACAAAGGTTTTTATTTCTACGACACGGACGCGTGTCTCTGCATATTGGTTGTATTCCACCTTCCATTCAAGTCCGGTTTTGGCGTGCATTTCGCAAAATTGTTTTGAAAATACATCACTCACGGTGTGAATCATGTATCCTCTTGTAACATAATATTTTTTATGCAATTCGTTGAATTTATTTACAACATCACCTTTTGTAATTTTTTGAGCTGGCGTAGTAGTAGCAGTAGCCAGCAATGGTTTTGATTCGGAATCGGCAGAGCTCATCATTTTGTGTATTGGGTTGGGTGTTGGGTTGGAGTACTTGTTTTTGTGTTCCTATGCTATATTAACTGTGTCCAACTCTTTATATGGGTTTGCATTTATTATTTGCGTTGGCATTATCCACACCTGTTATGCTATGCAGAAGAAAACAGTTTATTCATGTTGTCCGCTTCGAGTTTATTGGTAGAAGGTAAAAACAATCTTTTAATCAAGTCGTCGTCTCGAAATCGAATGGTGTAGTCTTGCTGAATGCTGTTTCTGCCGACACGTCCCATTGCCTGAATTGTTTTTTCCTGTGTCATGTCGTGTAAATCGCGGCTAATGTATCCGTGACAAAACTGATAATTTGTTCCGTAAATGTAGTCAGAAGATGCAATAATTAAAAACAGTTTTTGCTCTTGTGCGAGCTCTTTTATAATTTCATTATATTTTGCATTTTTGTGGTCTGTGATTGCACCAATTCCCATTAAAAGCAGAATTTTCCAGTGAGACTCAATAGCCAACAACATGATTTTTTCCACATATGTGTCTTGAATGTCGCATGACCATGGCTTGTTGTTTTTGTTTTGACTTATTCCAGTTGCACTTGCGTCGTCGTGCCATCTTTTCAAATGAGCAGGTCGATTGGGCACGAATAAATCATTGAGCGCCGCCCGCTTCACTTGCTCATTTAGCGCTTGCAACTTATTATTTAGTTCTTTAATTTCACCAGCATCCAGTTTTTTATCGAAAAACTTGGTTGATTTTTTTTCTGTTTTTTTTGAAGCCCCGTCTCCTCCACCCGCCGCTCCCGCTGTTTTTTTTTCCGCATCATTGAGCAAATCTTCAATGCGTTTTTCGACGCATTCAATTTGTTCGCATAATTTATTATTATGTTGGATTGTGCTCATAATGTCGTCAATGAGCTGCGCCGGTATTTGCGCAGTTTGAAGGCAAAAACTCGCTATTTTTTCAACATCATTTGTCAAGAAAATAGTGGGTCCGTCAGTAAGCGTGTGTGCATCTGATGTGGTTACATATCCGGTGGATTCATATAAATTGTCAGCACCTTCACCGGAATGAAAATGCTCGTATATTTGTTTCCAAACTGCAGGGTCTTGTTTTATATTTTTCAGAAGAATCAAATAATAAATTTTAATGCTGATAAGTGTGATTTCATTAAAAGATGAGAAATATCTTGAAATACTGTATCGCGAATTTGAATACAGTTCGTTCTTGTTTACAAATGAAACAAATTCACTTATTTTATTAATTCCGAAATATCGCAACAATGTTTTATTTTTTTCACAATGAGCAACGCTGCTCAGCACATCAGAGTATTCTGAAAAAAGTGTGTGCGGAAGTTGAACGCAGCCGCCCTTGTTTACAATTGGAATTGATTTGCAACAGTCGTGACTCACAATGCTGAAAACGTCTCCGTTTACAAACCGGGTTTTAAAATCTGCAATTGTCGTTTGCAGCTCCCTTTCGTGTGGAAGTGTTGCGGATGAAAGAATTATATTGGGTATAATATTCTGTTTCCAGTTTTTGTGAATAAGTTCATGATACTCGTGCGATTGATTGTCCATTGTAATTGTCGGTTCATCCCAAAACAGTATGATGTCTTCGGGCTTATTAAATGCGTTCATGTAAAACATTGCGTGCAAATAGGATTGAATGTCGCTAATGATGATTTCAACATTGTCTCCGACGCTGTTGTCCACCTTTCGTATTCCGCCGGTTTTCCAGTCTCTTGTTGCTTCCTTTACTGCAAAGTAATGCAGTCGTATATCGTCAACGCTTCTGCATCCAAACGCGAATGCAATGCGCTTCTGAATCGATATTGCCGACTTGGCTAGTGCGAGTCCGACATGGCGTGCTGCGCAAACGAATATTATTTTGTGTTTTTCAGATAGACCGATTGGTGTGAGTGTTTTTCCGGTTCCTGTTGGTGCAATATATAAAATAAGCTTTGGATTTGGTACTTTGCAATACGTGAATATTTGTTTTTGGTGTTCGTATAATCCAACGTCTTGATATTTTGTGCACAAGTGATTTTTTTCAATATAGTATTCAGAATATTTTATGAAATGAAACACGTCCAAGTCGTTTTCACACAGTTCAAGCAAGTGTTTAACAAATGCAACAACGTGTGTATTTACGTGGTCAATGTGATTTTTTAAATTGACCATCAGTGCGTAATGATAAGACATCCAGCTGCAGCTTGCAATGTCGTTTCCATCGTCATCGTCGTCGTCACTCTCGTCGTCGTCACTGTTGCCGCTTTCACTTTTGTCGCTTTTATCACTTTTATCACTTTTATCGCCTTTCTCTTGTTTATATTTATTCCAAATTTCCTTTTTATCAAGTAGTAGTTTGCATATTCTTAAAATGGTAAATTCATATACTGTCTTTACATTGATTCCATCTTTATTATTTTCAATTCGAATTGCGTCTATTTTTTTTATGGATCCTTGTACTTGTCCTTGTTTTACATGTTTACTTTTTACAGTATCCGTCGTCGTCGTCGCCGAATGACATACGGATACAGGTGCTATTTTATGTTTTTTAATCATTTCATTCACAATTTCTTCAAAATATTTTTTATATAAATGCGAGTGCATTTCTTCATAGGAAGATGTTTTTAGCACTCCAATCATGGAAACATTTTTATTATATTTTTTTTGAACATCATGATAACTTTCTTTGATTAATTTTATTATCGTCAATTCATCAGAGGAAACCGGGATTTCCATATTATTCCATTCTGATTTTGTTAATTTTCCTTGAGAAAAAGTTTGATTTTGATTTTGAGGTTGCATGATGGGCTGACAGGCTGCTGAGTTTGGTTACTCCACTATTAATATAAATATACCAACGTATATTTATATTAGTAAGATATATAATATATGAAAAATGTAGAAAATTTTGAGTTGATAAACCATACACACTATTTACCCGTAAATAAAACATCACTTTTTTAAAGTTTAATTTTTAATGTTATGAATGAAAAAATAAT